CCTGCGGTGGCCGCTGCGATCTTGGCCACGACAAAGGCCGTCGTTGCGAGTGCGGTGCTGTTCGAATCGTTCGCTGGCGTCGGGGCCGTGGGAGCGCCGGTCAGCGCCGCGTTGTTGAGCGGCGCGTAGGGAGTCAGCGCGGACGCCGTGATGTAGCCCGAAGGGTTGGTGGCGTTGTAAGGCGTGAAGCCAAGCGCCGTGGTCACGTCGCCGCTGCTGATCGTGGTTGGCCGGTACACCTCATAGGTGTCGGTGCCGTTGCAGAACACGTGCGCCGTGATGCCGTTGGCAACCGTGATCGCCGCGCCGCCGCTTGTCTTGATCCGGATGGAGAAGCCACCCGTGGTCGCGTTGCGCACGACGTACGTCTTGCTGACGCCGGGGATGATGATGTCGCGCTGCACGCTGATCGTGCCCGTGACGTTGAGCACCGCGTAGCGGGCCTCGTCCGTGTTGCCGTTGACGGTGGTGAGCGTCTTGTTGGCGTCCGTCATCGACACCGCAAGCACGCCCGAGATCGCGTGCTCCAGCAGCGTGCCTAGATTTCGGTTCGACGTGACATCCCACGTGCCGGTCTGTTCGCCCTTGCCGATCTGCTCAATGCGCAGTGAAGAAGAGTAGGTGCTTGCCATGTCAGTCCTGTTTGCTCACTGTTTGGGCGTAGGAACGGCAAAGGGCGAGTTCCGATCCAAGGTCATCAGCCGCTCGTCCGCTTTCTTCCGCCAAGTCGTCAACTTCTCGGAGTAGTAGTACGAGGGCTTCAACTCGCTTGTGAACATCCCGGCAGGTGGAGGTGGAACCTGCGGCGGCTTGCTGCTGGAGACTGTCGAGACGGTTCCGCAGCCCGTCACCAGCAACAGCAAGGTCACGAACAATGCTGTCGCGCTGACGAAGTGCAGCGAAATACTCCGTTTCGACACGCCGGATGTCAGCGGCCCACTGAGCTTCAACTTTCCGTGCATGCTGTTCCGCCTCCGCGATCTGTGCGTTCAACTCCGCTCGCGCTTCCGCTTGCGCTTTCTCCAGCCGCGCGATCTTCCTGTCGGAGAAGGTCTTGTGTACCCCCATCCCAATGAGGAAGAAGCAGAGCGCAAAGCCGAGGCCGAAAACGATCTTCGCTAAACGCTCGGCGGGGATCGCGGCTAGAAACGGCGGCAGCGGGATCATGCGTACTCGCCGCCACGCGGAAGTTCGAAGTGAGGACCATCTTTGAACGTGCTCCAGTCTCCGCCCCATGTCAGGGGCACATTCAGTTCACCCGCCGCCAGTTTCATGGCGGAAGCAAGCTGGTGATACAGCGGCCAGTCCCAACGCACTTCGCCGTCGAGAATGGCTGCAAGGTCAACTGCGTGCCCGGTCAGGTGCCGGGAGTTCAGCGTGCGCGACGCCCCCGCCTTCACCAACTGCTGCTGGCGCACCAGCGTGCGCACGCCTTCCGTCACGATGAACGGCACCGTCGTGATCTCCGCCGCGCGGCGCACTACTGCCGCGAGATCGGGATGCACTTCAGCCAACCTTGCTTGGCACCGGCTTGTGAGCATGCGGCTTACGCTGATACGAGTGCCTGTGGTGCCATACCTTGTAGGCCGTGCCGAGGCCGTAGCCGAGTGCGGCAAGCGCAAACAGCGTCATCTCGGGTGGGACCCACTCCATGTGAAAGACGCGATGCAGCGCCGACACGCTGGAGATGCCCACCCCGATCATGCCGAGATGCTGGAACCAGTTGTCCTGAAACCTGTGGCTAAACAACCCGGCAACGCAGAGGACGAATATCCCGAAGAACCCAGCCATTGTTAACGCGCTCATTATTCCAACCCCACTTTCTTTCGCAGAGCATTCCAAAGCTCCGTTGGACTGATCGCCTCTATCGTGTCGTGCAGTTTGGCGATCAGTGCCATACCGAACAGACCCAGTAGAAAACCGACGAGGCCATTTGCGGCCTCCATCCCTGACGCGCGTGCTGCCCAGCTTGTTCCGAAGAACGAAAGCAGGCACCCACCCAGAAACATCCCGATCAAGCTGGTGGGCGGGCGACGCAGGAAGAACAGGGCTAACGCGCTGCCCGCCACTCCCGGTGCGATTCCGCGAAGCTCCTGCGGTAGTTGATCAAACACTTCCACTCTCCTGTTTACAAGCATTCGCTTCTGCCAACGCTTGTTCCAACACGGCAACCCGCGCCGCGATCCGCGCAAGCTCCGTCATGGCCACGTTGCGCTGGTTTTCCAAAATCGAAATGAAGATGGCTTGCTCGTCACTGAGCGACATCGCTCTCTTTCCTGTCGCTGGCTCCGCCTGCAGCAGCGTCCGCGCGGTCCTCTTGGCGCTCGGTACGCGACTTCCGATCCTCTCGGACTTTCACGGCAATCGAAAGCAGCAGGATGATGGCGATGGCCCACACGCCGATTTCAAGTATGTAGTGCACAGCACTCTCCTTTACGTGCGTGGGCCATGACGGTATTCGTCGTGGTACGCGATCTCACTGATGTTTTTGATCTGCGCGAGCGCTTCCTTGTAGCGCGCTTCGTACATGGCGAGCACGTCAGGTTCGCCCTTCATAAAGACGTACGCATTCAGCAGCGCGCCGTACAGCAGCACCGTCTCGTAGTTGTTACCCAACCACGAAGAGCCGGTGTCCACGATGGACGTAGGGAAGCCCATGTACTGAACTTCAATCGCGTAGTTAGCTGCTGGCGTTGGCGCGAGGATGAACTGCGTCTCGTTGAACAGCGCATAGAACTGCGGGAGCCCCGTTGCCATCGAGTCCGGAAACGCTTCCCGCATGAACGACACGTCCTTGTTCATCAGGAACGTGTGCACACCCGATGCCATAAGGCACACCGAAAGCGGCGACAGGAAGCCGGAAGGGGCCGTCATGTAGGGGTTGTTGGCGCTACACGTGGAGTTCGACAGCTTGCGGGTCGCCGGAATCTTGGCGTCCACATAGATGCGCTGCTCTGCTTGCCGAATGAACAACGGGATGTTGAGGTAGAACGTGTCCTCCTCGTTCTCCGTCGTCTCGGTTATCGCAGTGACCAGTTGTGCGTACGTGAGCGCCATTTATCAGCAGCCTTTCTTGCCCTTCTTCATGGGCCCCGCGCCTTTGCCGAACGGGGGCGCACCTTTGCCGAACGGAACGAAGCCGCCCTTCTTGAAGGGGCGCGCAGGCGCAGCAGGGGCGGGAGCCACCGGACCACGCTTGACGGGCGTACCGGCGACCGGGGTGACGGGACCGCGCTTCATGGCGCGCCCGGGTGGGACCATTGGCTTAGGCATCGGTGATCGTTCCTCCAAGTGGTGAGATGACATCAATGACGCCCCGCGAAACTGCGGTGCGTAGCCGATCCGGAGCCGTGATGACACGGCTGTCTGCTGCGTTATCCGGACGCGGATTCTTCAGCGCCTCGACATCGACTACCGGGCGCTCCCCAACGAAGTGCTGCGGCTGATCCGGCACCCAGCAGCGCGGGCACGCGAGCGTGGCCGTCACTTGGCGCTTGACGATCAGCGGCTTGAGGCGGAACAGCTTCTCGCGCTGCCCGCAGACATCACACAGCCCGACTGCCTTGCGACCGTTGGCGTAGACCACTACGGCCTCCCGATGCGCCCGATGCGCGGTGTGATGCGCAGCGGCACGCGCTGACCGTCCTCTTGCACGGCCAAGCCGAACTGACGCTCGTACTCTGCCTGCAGCCCATTGAGGCGGCTGCGTGCTTCGGGGTCGGGCAGCTTCATGCCGACGTAGTACGCGAGCCCAGCGACCAGCGCGGGGAAGAAGCGCGGCGGCACGTCGGGCGTCTCGATAGCCGTGCCCGGGTCCTGAATGCGGCGCATGCGCCAGTAGATGAAGCGGTAGCTGTTGTCCTTGGGCACCGGCCAGAACAGCACGCTCGGCGCGTCGCGCTTGCGATCCACGAAGAACTGGCTGGGACGCCCCTGCTGCAGCTTGTTGGGGATGGTGCTGTAGATGCTGAAGCCGATGCGCGCGATGGCCGCGTCGTGCTGCGATGACTGCACGCCGTGGTTGGTGCGCAGCGTCCCTTCCAGCAGATCAATGGTGTCGGCGGGCAGCAAATACGACGCCGTGCCCGCCACCAGTGAGAGCGCACCTTCTTCGACCGTCCACAGGTTGATGCCTCGGTTGGCCCACTCCAGCGTCAGTAGCGCCATGCTGCGGCGCGCGGTGCGTAGGTGGTAGCCGGTGCGAAGCTCAGAGCCCGCGCGTTCGAACGCTTCTTCCGCGATGTCCGTGAAGGAGAGCGTGAATGCAGAAGTCCCAGACGTTGCCATTTAGCGTTTCACCCGCGCTTTACCCCAGCCACGAACCAGCCCGCCTTGCTTGTAGGCGGTCGCTTTCTTCAACTGATCTTCGATGCCTTGCTTGCGGAGCTTCGCCAGAGGCCCCTCGTACGGAGGAGGCGGCGTAGGTTCCGGAGCCGGTGCCTTCGGCATCTTCTGCGTGAAGGCATCGTTGCTGCCGCGCGGAGGGCCCTTGGTTCCCGGCTTCGGGTCTGTGGGCCTGCGTTTGGGTACTTCTTCGTCTGACATCTTAGCCGCCTCCCAGCAAAGCCTCAAGGGCCTGTTCCTTGGTAATCCCAAGGCGGTACTTTGTGGCCAAGATGCCCGCGAAGGCGAGCACGCGCTCGGGGTTGAACTCCATCTGACGGCGGTACGCCTCCACCTCGTAGCGCAGCCGCGCCTTCTTGGAGAAGAGGTAGGCCAGCCCGAAGAACGGATTGCGCTTGAACTGCTTGACGTGCACCTTCTCGTGCTCCAGCAGACCTACGTCGGCGCGCTTCTCCGGGCGAATGAAGATGAACGGCCCCCACGTCGTCGCGGCCATGCCGCCTTTCACGAACCAGTTGGTGTAGAAAATCATGTCGGTATCTCCATCTGACTCTTCAGGTTTTCCCAGATCACGAGGTCCCCGCCCACCTCAAGGAACTCGCCCACGGCGAGGTTCGATCCGATCATCAAGCCGTCCGTCGCCGCCACGCCGATGCCGCCAAGAATGGTCGGACGCTGCCCCGCGAGGTAGAGGCTTGCGGACTGGGCCTGCACCAGCACGTTGGCTGTCGCCAGCACGCTCGGCGCTTGGCCGGTGATGACGAGTGCTCCTGTCAACGGGTTGCTGTAAACATGGGCCGTGACCGCTACCGCAGGCGCTTGGCCGGTGACGACCAACACCCCGGTCGTGCCGTTGACCGTGACGCTCGCGGTCGCGTCGATAGCCGGGGCCTGCCCCGTGATCGTCAGGTTGCCGGTGGCTCCGGACACCCGGATGTGCGCGGTCACGTTGACCGTGGGCGCTTGGCCGGTGATCGTCAGGTTGCCGGTGGTACCGTTGACGGTGCCTGCAGCGGTCACGTTGACCGTGGGCGTACGGCCCACGATGTTCAGCGCGCCCGACGCGCCCTGCACGAACACCGGAATCTTGACGCTGGGCGCTTGGCCGAAGATCGTCAGGTTGCCGCTGGTGCCCTGCACGGTCTGCGGCGTACGGATCGTCGGCGCTTGGCCGGTGATCGTCAGGTTGCCGGTGGCCCCCAGAACGGTCTGCGGCGTGCGGATCGTCGGAGCCTGACCCGTCAGGACTAGCGCCCCGGTGGTCCCCTGCACGATCTGCGGGGTGCGAAGCGTCGGCGCTTGGCCCGTCAGGACTAGCGTCCCAGTCACGCCCGTGACGCGCACGTGGGCGGTGACGCTGACCGTGGGCGCTTGGCCGGTGATCGTGAG